GAGAAGTCTCGTCTCATGGAAAGTAGCAATCCTGGTGATTTGATTGCGATGAATGATGCTGCCGCAGCGATCAGCAGAGGTTCCTTTGCGGGATCGAAGAAGGCACTAGAGGATGTGCTCTCGAAGGCTGCAGTTTATGCGTGGGATCGTAAGCCAGGAAGAGATTTTCAGCGAGGAGAGGGCAGATTGGTTGTCAATGTTCGTCCACAGGCCGGGCGACGTGAGCTCTCGGTCGGGGGTTTCGTTGTCCGCAACTTAGAAGAATTGGCGAGTGTTGAAGAAGCTTTTCGTCGAAACAAGCCTTTTTACCGTGCTGCTCAGAGGTATTTTCGTGGTGAGCTTTCTCCGGCTGAAGAAGCTCGTCTCCGTTCTGCTCTTTCTGCGCTTTCTTTCGTCCGACACCAGGGAGGTGCTCACTCCTTGTAGGTTTCTACTGATGTTCCTGATGCGGTTCGATCGCTTTCAGCTGCTCCACTCTCAGTTGAGGTTCATCATGATTTTTCCTTTCTTCCTGATGTGATTGAGGTTGCGGTTTCAGCAGGTGTTCCTTTACCCAAAGTGCGTTTGGCAATTTAGACAACAACGATGTTGCTTGGAGTTTTTACCGCGCCTACTGCGGGAGCGGCTGCGCTTTAGGCAATTTAGTTCATTGCGGGGGTTGATGCTCTTTGGAACCGCTTTGGAGCGAAGCTGTCTGAAATTGCTTCTCCAGGTTTGAAGCTCTAGGGGCTTGGCTCCTTTGGTGCTGCGATTTGGGAGGCAATTTTGACGAGCTCGGCAGTGATGCTGGTTCGTGCCTTCTTTTCTGAATTTTGGGAAAGCTTCATTCCGAGTTTTTAGGAGATGGCCTCGGGGATGAAGAAGGGCCTTGTCATTGAAAGCGCAAAGTCAGTTGCTCAAGCTCTTATGCGGTACTTTTCGGACCTTATTGAGCGCTTAAAAAGGTGTGTGAAAGAGAAGTCAGTGTCACCCTTGTGGGGAGAAACGTGGGATCCAATGGCCTGGGAGTCCGAAATTCGGAATTTTGTTCTTTATTATCCCTTACTTACTACTACTGATGGGGTACCAGAGGACATTAAGAAACGATTCACAGCTGCCCATGCGTCGGGTTTGCCTATCTGGTGGAATTCCGCGATGCACACTCGTCAGTATCTGGAGAGTTTGGATTCTTTAATTGCGCGAGGTCGAGAGATTGCTGTTGGCTTGGAGAAGGCCAAAGCATCATCTTCCTTGGTACGCACCACTTTGGAGAATGCTGTGCGGTTTCGAGATCAGCTTTAGAACGAGGTTCATGGGAGCGGGATGCGGATTGCCCCTCTTGGAGTGTTTCTCTATGGTCCTGCTGGGACTTGGAAGACGAACATGGCTGACACTCTTGCTCGGGTAATTGCTGAGGACAACGATCTTGACACCACTAGCGCAGGGACTTATGAGTGGCGTAAGGGAGTGAATTTCTAGGATGGACTTACACACCGCTAGTGGCACATGAAGCTTGATGATGTGGACTAGAGCGTGGCTCCCCCAACGGCTGGAGTGCAAACTCACGTGGAGGTTGTGATCGACGTAATCAATAACACTCCCCTGCCGGTCGAGAGTGCTGCCTTGGAGATGAAGGGGAAGATTCGGGCAGCGCCTCTTTTGGTTTCTTATTGCACCAATTACCCACATGCCCAGCTTCGAGGGCGATGCCTAGACCCCCTACCCTTCTTTCGTCGTTTTCCGATTCGAGCGCGAGTTGCGGTGAAGCCTCAGTATTCAACTCCATCCGGAGCCGTTGACAAGGACAAGGCGAAGGCAGCAGGTTCTCATGATCTTTGGGACTTACATGTCTCGCGTTATGATACAACCCATTACGACCCCCAGGCTCCTTTTTCCGCGGCCCCTTACTCAGTTCCAGAAGTCATGTCTTTTCCGGCTTTCTGCATTTTGATGAAGAAGGAGTTTCGTAAACACATTTCTGAGCAGAGGGAATTACTTGGACGTAAGATGAGAGGTGAGATTGATCGTTGTCCGAATTGTGGTCTCCCGACTGATTTGCTCTGTGGGTGTGTCGGAGGGAAAGTTGCAGCTCCAAGTGATAAAGCAGCGGCAGCCGAGATTGACCATGCGAAGGAGTTCGCTGGCGTTGAGGTTGAACTTCAGGGCAAGAAAGGAAGCATGGCAGTGCTCGAGGAGGAGAGCAGCGATTCTGAAGTTGAAGACTACCCAATTTTCGTGCGCCATTATTCCTCGGTTTCCAATTGTTTCCGGCGTTTGTGTCATCCGCGGCGCATGGTTGAAGAGCTGATCGACGATTTGCGGGAGCGTGCGCGTGGAGAGCTAGCAGTTTTGGCTGGGAAGCTTATTGCTGGGTCGGCGTTACTTATTGCTGCTGGGGCATTGGTGATCAAGCTGATTGGAAGCTATGGAACGACGCTCCAATCACGTGAGCCGGCGGCGTCTTGGCTTGGCGTCCCCTCTGCGTGGCAGCGGCCTGCTACCGACTTTTCCCCAGGACTCCCTCCTTTAATTCCAAATCCCACGTTTACGGAGGACTAGCTTGTTGCGTCAATTCGTAACCATTACGTTATTATAGAGCATGGCGAAGATTGCTGTCTCGGCTTGCTTATTAGTAATGGAATGGTTCTTTATACGAAGCATGTTCTTCCAGTTGGGAAGGTTGGGAAGCTGCGTTATGGAAATGTGGTTGTTGAGCTTGCTCCAACCGAAGTGAACTCGGCTTTGGTGAGTGATCGGGAGTTGATTGTAGTGCGAGTCAATGGGCTCCCTGCCGTTCACGGAGCGGGGCACGCTTTTCCAGCAGTTGATGATACTAGTGTCACGACTTTCGATGAAGTCAAACTCGTGTATCCAGACAAGCTAGTCATTCCAGATCGCTAGTGGGTGATGAGTACTAGCAAGGGACGCTCTCTCTCAACTAGCCACCTCACAGCGGCAGGCGACTGCGGTGTGATTTACATTGGAAGGCTTGGGAAGAATTGGTACGCGCGGGCAGTGCATTATGGCTTGTTTGAGATGATGGCAACGAAGAGTTCGGTTGGAGAGATGGTGACTTAGGTTGCGTTGAAGGCCGCAACGGCTAGGGCTGGCGTGATCTTCCAATCTGCACACCATATTGGCAGCCTCTTTTCGAAAGATGAAGTGCCTTTCTTTGGACCTCTCCCTCTTAAATCGGAAGCGCGTGTGGCGAAGAGTAAAGGTGCCCTTCTCCATGTCGTTGGGGAGCTGTCTCCGCGTCCCTTTGGGTCCACTCCAAAGACGAATGTTCGCCCAACTTCAGTTGCGTCATTCTTTCGTGACCTAGAAAAGGAATGGTGTGGGGAAGAAGGGTATTGGAGACCGCCAATTTTCCGTGGACACATGTAGGGAGATGTTTGGTGGTCACCCTATCAGGATAACATGCTTGCTTACTCCCGAAAAGGAAGAGTTCATCTTGATTGTTTGCTTGTTGCGGTCTGCGATTACGTTGCTGGAGTACAGTACCTCGACCGGTTTGATTATCGACATTATAGTGAGATGGAGGTGATTGTTGGGAATTCTGCTCACTTCATTAATCCAATTAATGCAAAGACTTCAACCGGTCCCCCTTACAACATGAAGAAGTACCACCACTATGCCCGAATTGGAGAGGAGGCCGCTATGAGTCCCGAGATGGCAACTCGAGTTGATGCAATCAAGTAGGTCTTAAATTCTGGGGGTATTCCAATTCCCTTTGCAAGAGCGGTTCTCAAGGATGAGGTGGTGAAACCGGGCAAGGCTGCCCGGGTTTTCACGATGCTAGCGTCAGCGATGAATTGCACAATTGCGGAAGTGATGGGACTTGTTTTTGAGTGCATGCGCCGAAATCCTCGTTTCTTCGAGAGCATGGTTGGAATTGACATGTCTGGGAATGGAGGAGACTTCCTTGTTGAAATTTTAAGTTCCGTAGACCCGGCTCTTGACAAGCTTGAGGAGGCAGACGTTGTCAAGCTTGACAAGTGTTGGGCACCGGAGCTTTGGGATGCAGTTGGTTTGGCGTTTGCCCTTGTTGCAGCGGCTTTGGGAGGTCAGTACGTTGAGGTTGAGTCGTTGGTCCAGGGTTTGAAGCATACCCATTATGAGGTTAAGGGGGATGTCTTTGAAGCGCCTTGGAACCCTTCAGGCCAACGGGGTACGGTTGAGTGTAATGGAGCTGGCATGTCGATCTCTGATCGGTATGTCTTTTATCGAAATCGTCCCGAATTAGTCAGTAAGCTTTTGCCGAGGTGTCTGGAGGTTCGTCTCGCTCTCCGAGAAGGCAAGCACTTCACTCTTGACCCGGCTGATTTTCCCTACCGTACAGTGCGGGCCTTAACGTCATACGGTGATGATACCTTGAAGAACACGAAGAGTGGAGTAGTCTTTTCGCACCTTGATTAGTTTCAAATTCTCGATGAGGAGCTTGGGCTTAAGCTTACGAATGGGAATAAGGAAGCGAAGGTTACTCTCTCAAAGCTCTCGGAGATAAGCTTTCTGAAGAGGGGGATTGTCTACGATTCAGAGCTTGGAAGGTATCTCTGTCCGATCTCGAAGAAGACCATTGCGAAGATGCTTGTGGCCCATGCGGAATCCACTTTGAGTGAGGCAGACTAGTCTGCTATTGGAATGAGCAATGCACTACGCGAGGCTGCGCTCCATGGCGAGGCCTTTTACAATCAACTCCTCTTGAGGTGCCGGGAGGTGGCCCAAGCCACCGGGTTGGCATCGAACCCTAATTTTGATGCTCCTGATTACTCCGTGCGCCGATCGGAGATGAGGAACCGAACTTTTACGGCCTGGGTTTTACCTGTCCAGCTCCAATCAGGTGACAAAACATCAGCAACAATGATGTCAGTTTCTACGAACATTGCTCCTCCGAATTCGGGGGAATTGAGCGCCGTTGAGGGTGCTCCTGCCACAGCCTCTGTTGGCAAAATCGAAACTGGAGGAGAGCTCCTTACTACTCCAGTTGAACCACTTTCTTCGGTCCTTTAGAAGGTCCCGATTTCCGATCTTGATGATTTCCTTACCCGCTTTCGTCTTGTTCAAAATTTCGCGCTTCCAACAACTGTTTCTACATCCCTTCCTGAGGTTGTTGCTACCTGCCGACCATGGAGTGCCTGGCTTGCCGACGCTTAGGTGAAGGCGAAGGTGCAGCAATTTGGACTCTTGAGAGGCGAGCTTGAAGTACTCGTTAAGACAGCAATTGGCCCTGGCGTTGCTGGAGCGATGGAAGTCACTGCGATTCCTGACCCAAACGGAATTGGAAATGGCTCGACGGTTGTCATGGGGACAATCAATCCTACAAACAATGGTGCAGTGTACCCTGTGAATTGCCGCTAGACCGACATCCACGCGACAATTAATTACTCAGCTGCGAATGATGTGCAGGTGGATCTTCCTTGGATGTGGCCTTATGATTACCTTGAGAATCCTTACTCTACCAGCGTATCCGACTAGTGGATCATTAACTTTGTTTCGTTGTCTCCAGCAACGGCAGCGATTCCCTCGGCTGTGACAGGTGGAAATGTTGCTGTGTATGTCCGGATGAAACCGGGATATACGCTTACGGTTCCCGTCATGCAAGGAGGAATGCGGAAACATTTAGGGAACGCGGTGTCTGCTTTGAATGAAGCTGGAAAGGGTAAGAAACGTGGCGCGCTTTCTTCTGTTGCGGACACAGTTGCTGATGTTACAAAGAAGTTGGAGGGAATCCCTATAATTGGGTCCTACGCCTCGATGGCGACAAGTGTCGTGGAGACTGCTGGGAATATTGCAGCCTTTTTTGGATTTTCCCGTGCTTCGATTTAGCCGGATTCTAAGCCATTCTATTTGCGCTCTCTTCCAAACACTGTGGCTTGCGACGATTCTGTCCCGGCAGAAGAGTAGTAGCTGATTCCTGGGATCCGGCTTGATAAAAATCCTGTTCTTGCGTGTGGAACAGAAGAGGATCCAGCAGCATTGTCTTCAATTTTTCGTCGGTGGACTTGTTACACGATTTTCTCATGGTCTGGCTCTTCGGCCGTTGGGACACGGTTGCTTCATCTTGACGTGGCCCCTGGGTTGGCGATGTTGGCTGGTGCTACAGGCACCGGTCTTACAAACAACGTCCGGTTTTTCTCAACTGCCGGATATGTTGGAATGCCTTTCCAGTGGTGGAGAGGTGACATGGAGATCATGATTGAGCCCTTTGGAACTCCTTTTCATCGGGGGACTCTTTAGTTGGCTTGGGTCCCTTTTGGTAGTTCTTGGTCTGCCGGTGATCCCACTTCCGCTGCCCTGAATATTATCTTCGACATTGAGGTTGGTCAGCGGAAGGTCATGCGAATTCCATTTGCCCGCATGGAGCCGTACCTTCAAAATTACATTTACGACATGAATGTTCCAATTCTACCAAGCGGAGCTGCGAATGGAACCTTTTTCATTAACGTCGTTAATCCTTTGCAAGGATAGACAGCTTCTCCAGCCATTGATATTGCGGTTTGGATCCGTGGATGTGAGAACATGGATTTCAGGGTTCCAAGGGACTTGATGGTTAACCGTTTCTTGACTACTCCTACAACAAACATGTTCCGCGTTTCCGTTGCTCTGCAAGGTCTCGGAGATGAAGAGAAGGTTGTTGAGGAGGAGTTTTCAGTAGGAGGATCTTCCGGGGAATATCCAGCTGATGAGGTCCTCTTTCCAGGAAATGGTTTCCGTTCCGTGAGAGGTTTGATGTAGCGATTAGGGAAGCTCTGCTGGAAAACTGCTACAACAAATACTGCGGCGCACTTCCTCGGGGTGCCTTATGGAGGAATCATTCCAATCTCATCTGCAGTTGGAGCATATTCGGATTGGACTCCAGCCGTGACGCTCCCTGGTTGGTACTCCCCGCTATTTGCGACGATAGCAGGGGGAATGCGTTTTCTTGTTGTCTTTCCCTCAAGTGGCTCGATTAGTGCGATGGTTTCGGCAAGCATGTTTTATAATATTGGGGGCTATCCATAGGACGGCTCCTAGAACGCGCCCTGGCAATTTGTAAATGGATCTTCGAATGCCATTGAGTTCCACGTGCCCTACTAGTTTGCGGAGCGGTTTGTTGCAGGTTAGGAGTTTCCCGACATTACTGCTGGTTTGTAGCAAATTGAGGTGGTAGCAACGGGAGCAAATGCGACTGCCACCGTCCCAACTCCGCAATTGTATGCAGCATATGCGGATGATCTTCGGCTGGGCCGCTTCGCCTAGTGTCCTGCCGTTGTTTTTCTTGCAACCCCATTGTCATTGGGTTTTACCACTTATTTTAAGTGAGGTCTGGTCCAGACTAAAGTGGACATTTTTCGATTGATTATACTTAGTGTAGTGCTAGAAATAGTGAATATA